GTTACCAATTCTTCAATGAAACAGCTGAAGGAGGAAAAGCATTCTACTATTATATGTGTGGAGATAATTTTGAGAGCACAGAAACATTAGCTGGTGGCCAAATAAAATATAGATGTGTTAATTCTGCGTTTGTACCTTATGGAGACGCAGGGGTAACCGTAACAGAATGTAGTAGTGTAACTGCTTGTACTGTAGACACAGATTGTAATTTTTGCACATAATATGTATTTAAGTATATCTTCAACACCTTCTAATACTCCGAGTAACACACCCTCAAATACTCCGACTACCTCTGATTGCCCCACACCTACAATTACACCTACTAATACATCTACTCCAACTCAAAGCGTTACACCTACTAATACTAACACGAATACACCTACTAATACATCTACTCCAACTCAAAGCGTTACACCTACTAATACTAACACGAATACACCTACAATTACACCCACAAATACATCTACTCCAACTCAGACCGTTACACCAACCACTCCTTTGGGTGATACTGTTTATGGTGTTGAAACAATAACTAATGGAAGTAGTGCTGATTTATCGACAGCAACATTTGGTATAACTTATTTGGGTAATGAATATTTTGTCAATACATTAAGTTTTGCTAATGCTGTAAAAGTATATTGTGCAGCACCTTTCCCACAAATTTTGACTGTTGGTTCAGTGCTTTCATTTGAATTAACAACTATAGACCCAGCCTTCGAGATAACTGATGTCACAATCGATTCTGGTACACCAATTTATTTTGATAGAATGGATATTACAGTAGGTAATCTATTAGGAACATTAGTTTGGTCTGGTAATACCAAATTTTATTTAGCAGGAGTTTTACAAAAATCTTGGGATGATAATATTACGATTGTTAGACAGGGCGGTCCATCTACACAGTATGGTTGTACCTATGATACTAGAATCTTACCAAGTTTATCACTTGGTGAAGGTATATTTTTCCATGTGAGACCAAAACCAGTAGTTACCCCTACTAATACCGCAACACCAAGTTCCACTCCTACTAATACTCCATCTGTAACACCATCTTCAACTTCTGATTGTAATAATTGTGTTAGGCAATTTAGTATTACTGGAACAACTACAGGTCAAGTAAGTTTTATGTTATGTAGTGGGGATGGACCATTCTTTGGTTCACTTACAGGTAGTCCACCAGTATTTACAAGATTCCCAAGTTGTGCTTTTGGTGGGGTAGATTACAATTCAATCACTCTCCTTTCGGGAAGTGTTGTATCATTATCTGCATCTACTAATTGTTGTCCCGTTACACCCACACCCACTACAACTGCTACTAATACCGCAACACCAAGCGTAACTCCAAGTAATAGTCCTACTCCGAGTGTTACGGGAACACAAACAGGAACACCAGAACCCACACCTACTAGCACCACTACAGAAACTCCGACACAGACAGCAACACCTACCAATACTGCAACATCTACAGTAACACCAAGTAATAGTTCCACACCACCTGAAACACCTACCATGACACCAACTCCAAGTTCTACTCCTATTTGTGATTGTTATCAATATGAAATAACAAATTATTATACAACATCAAAAACTGTTTTCTATACTGATTGCGACGGAACTCCTAGTTCAATAGTAGCGGCAGGCAATGGACAACAAACTTATATTACATGTGCAGTTGAAAACTCATTATCAACCAATGATGCTTTCTGTGACCCAGGTCAAACTACAGATTGTATTACTTGGGTTGCCGCTAATAATCCATGTGGAAGCATTTGTGTTACACCTACAACAACACCTACTAATACAAGTACACCAACAATAACTCCAACTAATACTGCCACTGGCACAAATACACCTTCACCTACCAATTGTTATGTTTGTTATAATGCAACCCAATATCTGAATTGTGTACAAAACTCTTCACCAGGTCAATACCTATTGAGAGTTCCATGTTCATTGGATAGTGGAACATGGTGGTGTGGAGATGATGGATATCAATATCAATTCGACAGTAATGCGACTTGTACTGGAACTTATGATGTAACTGCAACAGCAAATGCATCACCTTCAAGTTGTCAAAACTTACCTTGTTAATTAAAAGCAATTAGAGACGAATTGTGACCGAATAAATCAAAAATGATATTTCTTATTATGGAGAAACAGATTGTTGAAAATAACCAACCTAATAAACCAATAGACCCATTGGATGTTTGGTTGCAATATAGATTATTGACAAGAGATATAATTTTTGATAGAGAAAATTTCCATAAGACCTACCAAATGGTTAAGACATTACCAATCTATTTCAAATACGCAAAAAAAACTGTGAACAATGGCAACAAATGAAGTTAATATAAAAGTTAAAGTCGACAGTAAAGAAGCGGAACAAGCCGCAGGTAGGACCGAAAGTTTAAGGAAAGAAATTAGACGACTTACTGATGAACTTGGTAAAGTAGATAGGGGTAGTAAAGAATTTGCAACTTTAAGTGAACAACTCAAAGATGCACGAGATGAATTAGCGATTACGAATGCCAGGTCAAGAGACCTTTTGGATAGCTTTAGTATGATACCAGGACCAGTAGGTCAAATTGGTTCATCTATAAGTTCAACAAGTGACAAGTTAAAGATATTTTCTTCTTTCAAATTAACAGATGTTAAAGCCCAATTCAAAGCATTTAAGGATGATATTGGTTTAGTTGCTAATAATGTTGGAAGAGCTACAGGAATCACAAAATTATATGAAACAACTGTAGGTGGGTTATCTAAAGTTTTCAAGATGTTTGGTGCATCAGCAAATGTTGCATCAAAAGCTGCGGGGGGTTTTGGTAAAGCATTAATTGCAACAGGTATTGGTGCTATTGTTATTGCCGTTGGAGCACTTATTGCTAATTTCGATTCATTCAAAAAAGTTGTTCTCAATTTAATTCCTGGTCTCGGAAAAGTTGCTGATTTTATTGGTGGGTTAGTAAATAAATTTACTGATTTAATCGGAGTTACCAGCGAAGCAGAAAGAGCGGAAGAAAGAAGACAAGCAACTTACGCAAGAGCTAAAGGTGTTACAGATATTGTAAACCAAGGTCTCGAAAGGGAAATCAAATTACTTCAAGCATCAGGTGCAAGTCAAGATGATATTGACAAAAAAAGAAAACAACAAATCGCAGGTCAATTAAAGGATTTAATAAATGCAAAAAATGAAAGAGGACAACTCTTTGGTGAACAAGCAACCCAATATAAGGATTTACAAAATGAATTACTGGTAATTGATGCCGCAGCAAAAAAGAGACAACAAGATGCAACAGATGCTACCAACAAGGAGAATAAATCCAAAAGGGATGCAGCAAACAAACAATCCATACAGGACAGAAAAGCATATTTGCAATCTCAAGCAGATGCCGAAGTCCAACTTTTAAAGGATAGTAGTGACACAAATGAAACTGAGCTTCGTGCAGCTTTAAAGAAACAATTCGATTTAAGAAATGAAGGCAAGAAACTTTCAACTGAAGTACAAAAACAACAAGCTGCAGAGATTGATAGAATTGTTACAGAAGAATTAGCTAAAGACAAAGAACAGAGGAAAAAAACTTTTGATGATAGAATTAAAACTTCTCAAGAAGCCGGTAAAATTGAACTAGATGCTCTTGATGTAGAATTAGAAGCAAAGAAATTAAAGTATGGCGAAGATAGTGTTGAGTTTCGTAACGCACAACAGGCCAAGTTCGATAAACAAAAAGAAATCCTTAATAATGAAGAAGCTATCCTCAAGGAAAAGGAAGCTACCAAGGATGGTTTAACTAACGATGAAATCAATAGACAAAAGGCTATAAAGAATGAAAGGGGTGCTCTACTCAATGCCATTAAAGCCACAAATGATGCTCAAGTTGAAAGTGATTTAGAAAAAGCACTCAAAACAGCAGAAGCAAAGAAAAAGGAAACTGACGATTTGTTTGCTGAAAATATGAGAAAAGCTGAAGGAGATTTAGCAGCTCAACAATCTCTACTTGATGCTAAAAAGAAGTTAGACGAACAATATTATACCGAACAACTTGCTCGTGAAGGTCTAACGGCAGACCAAATCAAAGCCATCAAGGAAAAACAGACAGCAGACGCTAAAGCCAATGCTGAAGCACAAATCAGTATTGAACAAAAGAAATTTGATAATCAACAAAAATTATTAGGAGCGACAGCTGCTGCAGTGAATGCTTTAGCTGATATTGTTGGTAAAAATACAGCCGCAGGTAAAGCGTTAGCAGTTGCAGCATCCCTTATTAACACTTATGCAGCCATTGCAGGTCAATTGAAAGCCGCAACTGCGTCACCAGGAGCAGCAATTCCTGGTTATGCGATAGCACAAGCCGTAGCAACAGGACTTGTAGGTTTTAAAGCGGTTGCTGATATAATTAAGACACCTGTACCATCTGGTGGTTCAACATCAACAGGAACTCCTGAAAAACCAAGAGCTTTGTGGACAGGAGGAATGATATCAGGTCGTGGTTCAGGTCGTTCTGATATGGTACCAGCAATGTTATCGAATGGTGAAAGTGTAATCAATGCACAATCAACAGCGATGTTCAGACCGTTATTGTCATCAATAAATGCTATTGGTGGGGGTAAACGATTTGCAGATGGTGGAATGGCAATTGGTTCATTCAGTCAAGACCAAGCTCTTAAAGATTTGCAGAATTCTCTCGTTTCAAATCAACCACCGATTAGAACTTATGTTGTTTCTAGTGATATGACAAATCAACAGATGATGGATAGAGCAATTAAAGACCGTTCAACTCTGTAAAAATTTCACTTTTATAATAAATTGATATTTATAAGTATATGACCCCCAAAATAATTGAATTAATCATACAGGACGGAGACGAAGAAGCGGGGCTTGATGGTATTGCTCTAGTTGAGATGCCAGCACATGAAGCCGAATTTCAATATTTTAATGATGATACAAAATCCCCTTGTGAAAGTGGGAATTGTTCTCATTATGTATTGTCAGATGAACATATACCAAAGGTAATACAAATGTTTCATGCATTTGGGGAACCTCAAGGATTTTTAGAGAAGGAAGGTTGGGAGATTACATCAGTTAGACCTGTAGGGAAACAAGAGTTCCAAATTATAGCAAACCCAAATCAACCATCAGCACAGGACACTCCTAATGTCAGATTCCGATATAAATATGTAGGTCCAAAAGACGATAAAAACAGAACATTTTGCGCTGAAATGATGGCTGCTAGAAGGGTGTTCAGAATTGAAGACATTATGGAAATGTCTAATTTATCTGTTAATGAAATTGGACCTGATGGATATGACATTTTTACATGGAGAGGTTCATATAATTGCCGTCATAGATGGGTACAACTTGTCTATGAACCACAAGGCAGAATAATCAACAATGATAAAGTTGATACTGGTGTAGTTGATGAAGATGGAATGCCTGGTCCTGATACGAGAACCACCTCAACAATTGAGGCTGGTAACACTCCACCAAGAACAGGTTTCGCAGCATCTAATCCTGATGTAAGTGCATTAAGTCCTTATGTCGACCAGATTACAAAGCCCAAAAAGAAACCTGTTCTTAATTCTCTACCTTTATTTGAAAAAAAGGAAGATGCTGAAACTTTTGCATTAGCTATTGGTTGTGAAGGTTCACACGAACACGACATCAATGGAAAGATAATGCACATGCCTTGTAAGGTTCATCCAAAAGAAGATACAAGTTATGAGATTGAAGGTGATGATGATGACGATGAGAATGACAATCCAATGATGAACTATGGTTCAATTCTTGAAGATTTTGCTGAAGTAGGTGAAAGAGGTGGAATAAAAGAAAGTAAGAAAGCTCCAAAGAGTTCTACCCCTAATCCAAATCCAAAAGGTGAGGGTACAGCTAAAGGTGATGCTTCAGGTAAGCGTGGAGCAGTTGTAAGTGAGAGGGTTGAAAATATATTGGAAGAAAAGGTTAAAGAATTTAACGAAAGATATAAAGATAAACTTGATTATGGTGTCGACAAAGGGATGTTAAAATCAGTTTATCAAAGGGGAGTTGGAGCATACAATGTTTCACACTCACCCAAAGTTCAATCATCAGAACAATGGGCTCTTGCTCGTGTAAATGCTTTTCTTTATATGGTTAAAGAAGGTAGACCACAGAACAAAAAATATACTGGTGATAATGATTTATTACCAAAGAAACATCCAAAGTATGAACAAGCTTCAGCAGAGGAGTTTGCAAGTTTTGATGATTACCCCGAATTAATCCGTCAAAATGCTCAAGCTGTATTAGATTATATTGATAGGACTGGTAACCCAAAAGGTTGTATGACCCAAGTGGGGAAAATAAGAGCACAGCAGTTAGCTCAAGGTAAACCTATATCAATCGATACCGTCAAAAGAATGAAAGCATATATCACAAGACATGAAAAAGATTTAGATGCTAGCAAATCTTATGATGATGGTTGTGGAAAATTAGCTATGGATGCTTGGGGTGGAATCGAAGCTTTGCCTTGGGTTGAAAGAACAATTGCCAAGTATGAAAATATGTCAAAGGAATCAGAAATGACTTTTTCTGTATTCAATTCTGAAGAAAGATTGGTTGTTGGACCAAGTATGATTCCAGACAAAATGATTATTCGTAGAAATGAAATAACAGGGGAGATATATTATGTCTATTTCACAGCTGAAACCATAAAGAAACTTCAACAGAAGTATATGCAAGAAAAACTCTTGGATAAGACAAATGTTGAACATGGAAGAAGGTTTCTAAATGGTGTTACTGTTGTTGAAAGTTGGATTGTTGAAGACCCTGAAAGAGATAAGCAACAAGTATTTGGAATGAATTATCCAAAGGGTACATGGATGATTATGATGAAAGTCGAAGAAGATTCTGTGTGGCAAAAAGTAAAAGACGGTAAGTTAAATGGTTTTTCAGTTCAAGGATATTTCTTGGAGAAAGCAAAGTTCGGTTCTGACAATCAAAAACTTATAGAACAAATAAAAGATATTTTAAATGAAGTAAGATGAATTACCAAGATACGATAAAAAAGTTAAACAAGTTGCTTGGATTGTATAAGTTCAATTCATACAAAATCGCTGAAAGTGGAGAAGAAATTATCACTGAAGGTGAATTAAAGGTCGGGGAGCCTATTTATATTATAAATAAAGACGGACAAATCCCTGCACCTGATGGTGAATTTGAACTTGATGATACAACCAAAATAACAATCAAGGACGGAATGGTCCAAAAAATAAACTACGACAATATGGAAAAGAAACAAGATTTTGTAGAAGCTGCACTTAAAGATGGTACAGTTGTTAAATCCCCTACATTTGATGTCGGTGAAGAAGTCAAAGTTGTTAGTCCTGATGGAAAAGAAATACCAGCACCAGACGGCGAGCATGAATTAAAGCTCAAAGATAGTGAAGGTAAAGAAGTTCTTATCAAGATTTTAACCAAAGACGGAAAAATTACTGAAAGAGAAAATGTTGAACTCGCTGCCGAAGAGGCAAAAAAAGTGGAAGAGGGAATGGGATTAATACCTGACTTATCCGAGGGTAATGATACTATGGAAGGTTTTAAGAAAGAGGTTATGGGTCTCCTTAACGAAATCAAAGAAAAGATTGATGGAGTTGTAAAAGACCAAGAGGAAATGAAGGCAAAAGTTTCAAAGTTCGCTAAAGAGCCAGCGGGTGAACCTTTGAAAGTTGCTAAAAATCAAATCCAAACTGAATTAAACAACTATAAGAATGATGCATTCGCTGAGTTGTTGAAAATCAGACACGGGCTCAAAAAATAAATAAACAATAAAACAATAAATCAAACGGATTATTATGGCAAACAAACAATATAATTTCGGATTTAACCTTTCTACTTTGTCAACTTATACAGATGAAGTGGGTGGTGAATTGATTAGAAGAGCGATACTTGAAGGTGAAACTGCAAAAATTATCAAGGTTCAACCAGGTATCAAAGGTTCACAAGCAATCAACTTGCTTGATTCTACTTTGGTAGTTCAAGACGGTACTTGCGGATGGTCATCTTCTGGTCAGACAACTTATACACAGAGAGACATCACTGTGTGTGACTACAAAGTTAATGAAGCTTTGTGTCCTAAAGACCTTAACGATTACTGGTTAGGTCAATTATTAACTCCTGGTTCTTACAACGAAACAGTACCTTTCGAGCAGCAAATTGCTGAGTTGAAAACTGCACAGATTTCTCAATATATTGAGAATTTGATGTGGCAAGCTTCTTCAGCTTCAACTTGTTTCTCTGGTTTCAAAGAACTCGTTGCACAACAAGGAACAGGAACTACTACTGTAACAGGTGGTATCGTTGTTACTGGTCAATCAGCTATTTCATCAGTATCAGCATTAACTCAAGTAGATGCTCTTGTTGAGCAAATCCCTGATGATGTTGTTGACAGAACTGACTGGGTTGTTTTCATGTCTCATGCAAACTACAGAAAGTATTTGATTAACTACAGAACAGCTAACTACTATCATTTCAATCCTGAAAACTCTTATCAAGATTTCAAGACATTCCATCCAGCAACAAACATTTTGGTTCACCCTGTAGGTGGTCTTAATGGTTCTAACCTTCTTGTTCTTGCTCCTGCAGGATACATGGTTATGGGTGTTGACTTAATGTCAGATTCTGAAACACTTAAGATGTTCTATTCAGTTGACTTCGATGAGGTTAGATTGAGAAGTAACTTCAAGATTGGTGTCCAAATCGCTTGGCCTCAATTTGTTATCACAAACGGATTGAGCTAATAAACCGACTTGTAAAAGTCAAAAAACAAAAAAACAATTAATATGAGTTTTTCATCTTGTTTTGTAAGTTCTAATGTATGTAAAGGATGTCGTGATGCAGTAGGTGGCGTAAAAAATGTTTATGTCGTTGCTGGTTGCGTAACTGGTACAACTGAAAATGGTGACCAAGAAATCCTTACTGTTGGAGCTACGGGAGGAACTGTATATCAGTTCCAAGTAGAGAAAAATACATCTAATTTTGTTGAGACAATCCAAGCGAGTTTAGAGAATGGTACTGTGGTTTATAACCAAGTAGTAAATCTCGTTTTCTTGAAATTACAACAATCTACAAGAAATCAAATTAAACTTCTTGCTCAAAATACCGATATGAAGGTATTTGTTGAGACAAACGAAGGTGATGTTTTTTATCTCGGTGAAGATTTCGGTATGGCACTACAAACTGGTACCGCTGAAACTGGAACCGCTTTCGCAGACAGATATGGATATACGATTGTACTTGAAGGTTTTGAAAAAGAACCAGCTAAAAAACTTGCTGGTCCTCTTGCTTCATCACTTGTCGGTCTTTCATTATCAAGCTGTGCATGCTAAAATAACAATAGAGGGGGGTAATTCCCCCTTTATTTTAGCCAAATAATCAAATGAACAATAATCACGGAAAAAGAGTTTGGGGTGTTTTGGGTAAACAAAAAACCTTTTACACACCATCCAAATATTACGAAGGAAAATTTAAGGAGCCGTTAAACGCAAATCCATTAGATTCTTGGGATGTTAAAAGGTCAAGATATAAAAGAGTAGATGGATATTCTGTTGACGATGGAGCTCAACAAGGTGGAGTTGTACCTGAAGCAACAGCTACAAGTATTCCTGTTACACCAACTCCCACTCCAAGTAGTACTCCTATTTTAGATTGTTATTGGAATACAAATAACGATAATTGGGAAAATGATTCAACATTATGGAATGATTGTGTAAATGTTCCAACACCTAGTCCCACACCGACTAATACAACCACTCCTACCAACACACCTACAAACACAAACACACCTACTAATACACAAACTCAAACAAGTACTCCTACAAACACACCTACTCCAAGTAGTACTCCTCCGGCTTCTGGTACATCAGAAGCTAATGCATTCCTTGCAACTGTTCTAGCAACAGGAGGAACATTTGGTTCATCAGGTAGTACAATATCAGCAGCAACAGTAACTTTATTTACAGACCTTGTTTCTAATTCATTGTGGGATAAAGTAATTGCATTCTATCCATTCATTGGTGGTATTGCAGCGTCTACAGCTATCAATGGTAAAACACCTGGTACATTCAATATAGTTTGGAACGGTGGAGTTACATTTGACTCCAATGGTCCAAAAGGTAATGGTACAAATGGTTATGGTGATACCGATGTCAATGATTCATTACATCTCGGATTAAATAATGCCCACTTCTCAATTTATTCTCAAACTAATTCTACTGATGGTGGTGCTGACTTTGGTGTATTGGATGCTGGAAACACATCATCATTCCAAGGCTTCATTAAAGACACTGGTGGTGATTATTATGCGAAGATTCACGATAATAGTTATATGACTGCTGCAAATGCAGATTCAACAGGATATTATATTTGGACAAGAACTGCATCCAATGCTCGTAGAATCTATAAGAATGGAGCGAATTTAGGAAATGATACTACAGCAAGTGTTGGTTTGGCTAATGATACTATAACAATATTTGGTAGAAATAGAGATGGTTTTGCAGTGGACTCTTTCAGTGCAAGAAGATTTGGATTTGTATCGGTCGGTTCAGGACTTACAACAACAGAAATGGGAACATTATCAACCATTGTAAACACATTCGCAACATCATTAAATAGAAATACTTACTAATATGGAATATGTAGCAATTTTAAGTGTCACAGAAAAAGATTATTTGGTTGGGAAACTTGTTCAACCTGATTGGTATTTCAATCCAATTTTGAGTGGAAATACTGCTCCTTGGGTTATTTCCCAACAAGAAATTGATAATTCCATTTATCCTGAAAATGATTGGGTGAAAACTCTACCACTGGTTGAATATAATCCAATTATACCTTCAGGTTCAACAATAAATTAAATAACTAAATAAATAAATTATGTCTTCATTAACAGGACAACAAATACAGAACAGCTATCAGGGGTTATTGAAATTAGATGATTCCACAACTGGAATCACATCAACCTACCAAGAAATAACTGATGGTCTTGGTAATTCAACAAACTCAAAGATATCATCACTAGGAATAATTTCCCCTAATATCGGGAATATGAATAATCTAAAACCTGATTATGGTGGGGCAGGATTTGCTGCAGGAGTAGGTACAGCGAATGTGGCAACTTCACAAAATAAAACTTTGTATTATGCATTCTATGACCCTGGTTTCTACTCTTATTCCGCAGTGTCATATAATTTGGGAACACTCACATCAACAAGTGATGTTGTAACTATGGCATTTTATACAATGCAACAAATTAATGGAGTAGGAATTGCTCCAAAGGATTTAATTCAATCAGGAATTACATTAACATCTGCTGGTTCAACAGGAGTTAAAACAACAGCACTCCCAAGTTCGTTATCATTTTCAGGAACAGGTGGTGGTTATTATATTGCTGCTTTCTATATTTCAAATTCTGGTGTCACACCAACAGTAAGATATGGAGCAAATATTACACAGACATTTAATCAACTCGGTTATCAATTCGGTTATTATCTCACTCAAGCAGGAACTGCTTTACAAATAGGTAGTAGATATTCACCAGCTGTTACATCATCTTTTGTCAATCTTTTAAATCTACCATTCCAAGCAACATATTCAACAAGTGATATTGTAAGTAATATTTTGACACCTATAAATCAACCATCTTGGGGATTTGGATTGAATACAATTTTTTAAATGTCATAATGGAAATATTATTCATTTTGATTGATGATAAACTCGATGCTCATTACATTATAAGCGAAGATGTTAATAATAAGGAAAAACCAAACCAATAATTTAATTGCAACTGTGTCTATGAATAAGACACTTGCAAATCCTTATTATCTTTTTTCGTTCCAACATATAGCATCGAAGGAAAGAATTTCTTTTATCCCACAGGTAATAACGAGCAATATTCGTTATGATAAGTTTAGATTTGTTGAAACTCCAACAACCGATTTATCAGCAACACCTCCACAAGTTTATTTTCAATATATCGGTCAATATTATTATTCAATATATGAGCAGGTTAGTCCAACAAATACAGACCCTGCTTTAGCCTATAACAAATTAGAATCAGGGAGAGCAAATGTAATAGTAGGTGACGACAATTTGGTTAATTGTCTATTTGAACCATACATCTCCAATGATGAAGATTTCGGACAGATAATTTATGTCAGTGAACAAGAAGAAGATTGTATAAACGATTATTTGGCTCAAGAGAATTTTGATTTACTTCTCACTGAAAATGATGATAAAATATTAGTATAATGGCAAACATTCCTATTTCACAATTAACAGGTATTACTTCCGCAAGTGCATCATCCTTATTACCAATAGTAGAGGGTGGAGTAACATATAAAATACAGAAAGACAATCTTATTCCAAGAGCTTATGCACAATATATCGCAACGATTGACCAAACATTGAGTTCTGGTTCAGCAACTACTGTAAATCTAGACACTACATCGGTTCAATATTTGATTTCATTGTCAGCAAACACAATAACATTTACTAGTGGTGGGACATTCTTAATTTCAGCATCATATCAATTTTCACAAGCTGCAGGTTCTTCTGATGTTGCATTTTGGTTTAAGAAAAACGCAAGTGAGATTACAAATTCTGCAACACATCAAACAATGGCTTCAAATACAAAACAGACAGCTATGGTTTCTTTTATAGAAACTTTTTCAGCTGGTGATACTTTGCAATTAAGAATACAGTCAAATAGTAATAATACAACTATTGATAATATTGTTGCAAGTGGTTCAATTCCTGATGCTCCTGCTGTGATAGTTTCAATCAATCAAGTGTATTGACATAAACATTTTGATAATGTAAGATATTTATAAGTAATGACTGACAAACAAAAAAATAGTATACACATCCAAGAGTTCACAGCAGCTTATGTACCTCAATACCAAGAGGTCATAAAAAATAAACCTTATGTTTATTATGGGGACGACAATTTATTTCCCAATCATCTATTAGCCCTGTATAACTATTCCCCTATTACTCGTGCTTGTGCTAATTCCACAATTTACGGAGTTAAGGGTAAAAATCTTATAGTTAAAGAAGGTAATCCAAATTCGATAGCAATGGCTAATCGTTCTGAAACTGTATATGAGGTTTTTGAGAAGTGTGTTACTGACAGAATCATATTCGGAGGATTTGCTCTTAACATAGTTAAAGCAAATGATGGTTCAATTGCAGAGTTTTATCATACAGATTTTTCGAGATTAAGAGCCGGTAAAGAAGATATGTTCGGTAATGTTGGAACATATTATTATTCTGTTGATTGGAAAGGTACATCACTTAATCCACAGAAATGGAAGCCAGTTGAAATGCCAGCATTTAATATGGTATCTGATGATGAAGGTCCAAGTCAGATTATGTATGTTAAAAGATATGCACCACAAATGTCATATTATCCCCCTCCTGATTGGGTTGCAAGTGTAACAACTGCTCAATTGGATATTGAAATTAGAAACTTCCATTTGAATAACACACAGAATTCAATGATGCCGTCAGTAGCTGTAACATTTTCTAATGGTGTACCCGCAGAGGAAGAGAGGGACATGCTTTATAGGCAGCTCGAGGCTAAAATGACCTCGACCAATAACGCAGGGCGTTTCTTTTTGTTCTTTGCAGAAAATCCTGAAACGAAACCAGAAATAACACCAATTACAAATAATGCAAGTGATGCTTGGTATAATTCAATGGCACCACAGATTGAACAATCCATTCTCACATCTTGGGGTATAACTTCACCAATGATTTTGGGAATCAAGACAAGTGGACAACTTGGAGGAAGAGCTGAAATGATTGATGCCTATGATTTGTTCTTACAAACAAGAATAATTCCTATACAAGAAGAGATGATGAAAGTATTTGAGAAAGTTTTATTCTTAAGAGACAAACAAGTAATAAATCTTGGTGTGGAACAAAACCAAATCCTTCCAACGATTGAAAAGTCAGTTGAAGATATAGCAAAAGGAGTATAAGATGGCAACAACAGTTCTATTAGTTTCAGAAACAAAGGTCAAACAATTTACGACATTAAATCAAAACTTGGACCAAGCTTTGCTTACAAGTTGTATATACATTGCTCAAGAAGTTCATCTTCAACCTGTTATTGGTACAAGGGGTTATGATTATTACATGGACTTGGTAAGACAAGTGAATACTGGTGGAACAATGAGTAATGCTGATAGAATCATGCTTGAGGATTACATTGCTCCTATTGTAATTTGGGCTGGTTATTATGAGTCAATTCCTGAAGTTTGGAGTAGAAAAATGAATAAATCTATTGTCGTAGGTAATACAGAACAAGGAAACGCTATTGATTTAAAAACCATGCAGTATTTCAGAGATAATGCTCTAAACAAATATCAATTTTATATTCAAAGATTATTAGATAGAGTACAAGCATTTTCAGGTGATTATCCTTGGTTTTATTCATTTAATAATAAAGATGGAATGCCGTCAACCAACCAAAATTATTTTGCTGGTATAACCTTTACCCCTGGATTTAGAAAACCACCAAATAGAAATAGTTGGTATAGAAACTTACCGTTGTACCAGGGACCAGAATATGACGCCTGTGTAAATTGTAATTAATGACAAACGAATTTTTATTATTAATATCAAATTCATTGACAGCAATTGCTTCTTTTTTCATTGGAAGAAGAAAGGTAAATGCCGAAACTGACAATCAAGTTTTAAGAAACCTTGAGTTGTCTGTTAACTTGTATAAACAAATAATCGATGATTTAAAGAAAGAAATTCATGACTTGAACCTCAAGGTACAGGATTTGGAGAAGAAAATCGACGATTTGCACGCTGAAAACAGATTACTAAAATCAAAAGCCTCAAACATTTAATATGCCTATCAAAGTAAAATCAGAAGAAACAGAACAAGAGTTCATAAGCCGTTGCATGAGTGAAGAAAAAGAAGCTTTTCCAGAGCAAGACCAAAGGGTAGCTGTATGTTATTCTTATTGGAATAAAAGACAAGAAATGGAAACAGAAGACATCACAGACAATATTGATGAAATCAATACAGAAGTATCTCAAGGGTTCGTATATGCAAATAAAGAATCTGAAGAGTTTGCTACTTTACCTACAACTGATTGTATGGAAAGACATATGTCAGCAGGTTATTCACATGAATATGCAAAGATGGCTTGTTCTGGTCCAAAAGCAAATGATGGTCAACAAGGTGGGGTTGCAATGAGTGAAGAGTTTGGTAGAAAGAAATTTGAATATCATCCTGAAGCAAAGGAAACAATGGTTAATTTTATGGCTCGTTGTATGGGTGATTCAATGGTAAGAGAAAAGAAAAAAGATAGAGCTGGTCGTGCGGCATTCTGCTATAGTCAGTACCAGCAAAAGTATATTGTATCTTTAGCTAAAGGTTGGAGATAATCTTAAAATTAGGTATAACCTATTTTTTAGACGCACCAGTCAATTATCTTTAACATTAAGTATATTATGTCATCTCAAGAAAAAGAAGTCCTTAAAACGAAACTATGTTGTGCCTGTGAAAAGGAAAAACCTGTAAAACAATTCTATAAATGTAAGTTGTTTATTGATGGATACATGAGTAGATGTAAATCATGTAGAGCTAAACATATTAGGTGTAATTTGAGAAAGAGTAGAACAACAAATGAATCTTATCCTGAATTAAGTTTACATGGTGTTTCAAGAAATGACTTTATTCAAACTTTCAGGTTTCTTGAAAAGATAGGTTATTCACTTCAAGAAAATATACACAAACAATTTTGTGAAAGACATAATTTACCAACAAAGAAGAAAATAGTTGAGAAGGGTTTAAGATTTACACCTGAAGAGTTGGGATTAATTTGACTTTTTTAATTTTTAATCATATTTATTGGTGTCCCACTTCACAATAACGGACATTAAGAAATTATTGAACCCCTCGTAGAGTAGTCCTTGAAGTGAAGTGCAAGTGATGAAATACTGGGGGTTCCTTTTTTATAAACTATGAAAAAAATAAACGTAATGATTTACGCAGAAACTTTGGAAGCGTTATGTGAATTACCAAACGAAGATTTGGGTGCTATTGTCAAATACATCAATGATTGGAACAATGGGAAAGAAGTATCCATTGAAAATCCTGTTCATAAAAGTTTTTGGAAAATGATTCTCCCTGACCTTGAAAGAAATAAGGAAACTTATTTAAATATTGTTGAGAGAAATAAAAATAACGCAAAGAATGCAGGTAGACCTAAAAAAGAAATCCAAAATAATCCAATGGATTTTTCTGGTAATCCAGAAAAATCTAACTATAACTATAACTATATTAATTCTTCTAAAGAAGAATTAATTAATATACAACAACCTGATTCGTCTGTGGACGAATCGGTTGTGAGTAAAGGATTAGAAAGTTTGGAAAAACTTTTTCCTCAAGGAAGGAACTACATTGGAATTGATGAAGTTAATTTGTGGAATGGTTTGTCTCAATCAGAAAAACAATCTATGATTAAAAGAGCCTCGATGTACATAAGGAACGAAAAGAAGAAAGAAGATGGGAAATACATCAAGGGAATTGGTAAGTGGATGAAAGAACAAATGCTAAAAGGGTTCGAGGAAAAATTACCTTCAATGAAAAATCAAACATCAGCTGATGACCCAAGATTACTCAAATTGACAGATGGTAATATTTATTCGATTTTATTATCAAAAACTGATAACTCAACTAAACTAGCAGATAAAATCTATTATCTTCTCAATAAGAAGGAAAAATTCTCAAGTAAGGAAGAACTATTAACCGTCGTAAGAACTCTTAACAAAGAGGAAATAAACAACCTTATAAACTAATTTAATATGAGTGTATATCAAAAAAATTATCATCCTGAATTCATCAAAGAACTACCAGTCGATTTTATAAAAATTAAAAACATGGATTTGAATCATATTCCCAATGATTATCATGTACTTTTTACCACAGATTGGAATTGGGGGAGATGGTCTAAAATGCCAATGTCCGAAAGAATCATCTTACATAGGTTATATTTGGAATATCAACATCTAGAATTAAGTTCATCAATCGAATCTAAAAAACCAAAACAAGAAGAAACATTTCTAGGTTTCCCAAAAGATTAATGGATTTTTGTTTATTACCATATCAATTACT